GCATTAGTATAGCCATTGGTATCAACACCATACCTATGAAACAGATAGTCAAGACCCCAATCAATTTGATGATAACCATTAAGAGTTGATAGATACTCACTCTTACCTTGTGGGATACCATGGTGACTACCGTTCTGAGCATTGGGATTCCATGCGCTTTCTTTACCATACAGCTGTGACAAACATTTAAATTGTTTATTACTTTCTATCTTTAAAGCTGCATACTCTTTGTATGAAATCATGGTTACTGGTTTGTATTGATAGGCAGAAACGGAATCAATTTTTTTAAAGACAATGCTAATCAACAATAAGCATACAGCTGCCCCAATAACTAGCAGCAACGAACTCGCGAGCAATCCGCTAAAGCGGCTCGCGTTCGCGCTCTTAGGCGCGTCGCTTGCTGATAGTGTACTCAACCTGTCAATAGGATTCACCATAACCGCAGGTCAGACGGCATGTCATATTGAAGTCCAACCAATATACACAGCATGTGGATTGTTTTCTAACCATTGCTGCCTTAGCTTGTTTTGATAATCCCAATCAATATCATGGCTATTATCCGTATCCTTCAACCCATTTGTGTTTACAGTTATTGCAGTCATGTAGATACTCCCTACCTGCTGTTATTGTGTTTGTGTTATACCCTAAACACTCAGGGCATTGGTCTTTTTGCATAGTGTGTAGCAGTTACCGCTTTCCATTTTCCATGCCCCACATTTAGTGCAACGGACAACTGCCTTATCAGTTATAGCCTCAATTCTAGCCTTTACGCCTGTGTTATGGCATTTGACACACATAACAACTACATGTTCCTCACCGGCGTCAAACCCTGCTTTTTCATAAAACAGCATAGGTTTCGCGCATTTATTACATTTAAATACCCAAGTTAGGTCAGACAAAGGCAACCCTGCACAGATTATCTACTGTTATCAGATAACCCCTTGTTGAATACTCTGGACGATTCATTTCTTTGAATATGCCATAGGTTTTTACAGCTAGTTTTATTTTGTCTGTGGGAACTGTTATCAATATGTCCTCTAATACAAATGACCAATGAGTTGCCTTGGTTACCGTAATGCCTGACCAGTACCACTCTTGTCTGACATCTGACCAACAATCTGTTTCTATGTAAAGATTGCCAGTATCTTTCCACCGTCTGTCCCGCTTGACTTCAACTGTTTCAATTGGTGCGGTCAAAAGGGCGTTGGCTGCAACCTCACCCTCTTGACCAAACCTTAAGTCCAAATCCCAGTCGGACTTATTACCCATGATGATTTAACTCAATGTGGTTAATGCAGCCACAAGCCACGCATTTCTTAATGCCATCAACCGTTATCAATCTTGGGTCATTGCACATTTCACAACACTCAGACATTGGCACAACATCTAAGACAACGCCGTCATCTGTAAAGGTTGCTCTCATGCCAGTTGCGTCAATCATTTCCATGTCACCCATTTTCGGTGTCCTCAAAGTACCAATGCCCGTTACTTGTGACTTTAGCCCATACAGGTGGACAAACAGATTGAGCGCAAACATATCCGTAGTAAGGTTTTTGGTTCTTTGCACTTACACCCTCTTTGTGTATATGTCCATGCTCGCAAGCAATTGGTGGCTTAGGTGTTGAGTTAGGTAGTGAATCAACTACATCTCCAACACTCCAAGGAATTGGCTCTTTATTGATGGCAGCCTTAACTTCAGGGGTGTCAAAGGAAGTTCTCAAAACCTGTTCCACCGCTGCGCTACGACTGCCAACTGCACCATACCTAGGAGTAAATGGCACAACTTTTTCCATTTCAGCTTTGTTTGCTCTTGGTGCTTTTGTTCCGTCTTTCTTTGTTGAGTATTGTGGCAAACCAAGATTCGTTATTGCTCTTGCATAAGCTGAGGTTTCTGCTTTCTCAATGGCAAATTGTGTTTTAACGCTTTCCCCTGCCAAACCATCAACCCAAACATATTGGTCAGCACCGGTTCGCCATAATTTAACAGTGACATAAATGACGCCCTCTACAATTTTCCAATCTGACTCTTTTCTCATTTGCGGATTATCAGCTGCGAAAAGTTCAATTCTTTCCTCAGCGGTCATGTAGTTTTCCAAATCAAATGCCATCATTTTCACCTCTCATTTCTCTAACAATCTTATGGTAGATAATTCCGTATCCAAGCAAATCTCGGAGTGAATCATCATGGTCGCTTGACTGACTGAGGCGTGCGACTTTGACGAGCAACATGCACATTGCGACTTGCTCAGGCGAAATGTAAGTGTCCAAATACCCTGACCACAATTCGCTGATTCGTCGGTGATTTGCTTCAGGGCTTCCGTAAATATTGCCCCTGTCTGTGAGGATAATTTGGATTTCATTTAATAGTTCCTCAGTTCTTTTCATAATCAAACACCTCGTCCGATTTTTGCTTTATGTTGGTTAATCGTCTATGAGATTCCCAACCTATTGCCCGACCTCTCCAATATCCTTTATTGTAAGATTCAAGCTTCAACAAATGTAAAGCATAAGCAATCAATCCCGTAGCAATCATGAACCATAAAACTGTTACTCCGTTAATTTTCATGATTTAACTCCTGCACCATACCAAGAACCTGAGTAATCAGTTGTAAAGCAGTATTGACTTATTGATTCATCATAAGAAATACTGTAATCAAAGCCTTGCTGATTTAGATATTCTGTTGCCAATAAAGCTGAGGCATAGTTTTCAGTCCAAAAAATGAACTTATGATTCCAATTGATTGTGTCCTCAAATCGGAAGGCTTGTTCTTTCCAATCTGCAATTGAGTTCCACTCCATTTGAGTTTCTGTCAATCGGTCAAAGTCGTTAGCTGTTAGTTTCATCTTTTCCGTTTCCATCAAGTCCCGTTAACTTGATAGGAAAAGCATGAGGCTTGGGGCTGACATTTACAACCCCAGCCATGGGCGTGTTCTATAACGCTTTTGTTACAATAAACCTGATTCGTCTATGGCGTCAATCTGTTCATCAATGCCTCTAGGCTCGTAATCGGTCTGCCTACCCATACAGCTTGCCTTCAAATATAAATGTGCCGTTATTGATAGGGATAGGAATTACCTGAACTTTACGGTCTTTGACATAGGCAACTGCGAATCCTTGCTGCCAATTGGCATAACCCCTTGTGTACGCCATACCGCTTGAAGCAAGGTCAACCAAATTTCCGACCTCTAAACCCCACACAGTACGCCCTAATTGACCCCTAGAAGCCTCTGTAAAGGCTGCTAACCCTAGTCTGTGAGTGTGTCCACAGACCACGCTCTTTCCAAGCCTCCTAGCCCCGTTTAAGGCTGTTTGTCCACCAACTTGGCTAAGAGGGAAAGCGTCCCCATGAACTGCCGTCCAACCACTTGCCCAGTCAAGTCCATGTGGGTGAAAGTTGATACCGAGTTTGTCATATCCCATAAAACGCTCATACTGCATTTCGGGTAAGTTAAGAAAACTTGGGAGTCTTTTTTTGATTGACCTATAAAGTCTGATTCCATGGTTGCTACCTACAACATCTGTTACACCAAGGTACTGAAGTACATCTTGGGTGAGGTTTCTATCATCATCTAAGTTTCCAACCATCTCATCAATAGTTCCTGCATTAAATCCACCAAGCTGAGGAAGGTCAATCTCGTCACCAATTTGGATTGTTTGGTGAGGCTTCCACTTAGCTAAAAACTTACCTACTACCTTCACGCTCTTTTCATCAAAGAACGGTGACTGTAAATCGCTGATAAAAGCGACCCGCTTAATTATTCGTCGTCCTCGTCGTCGGTTGGGTCAATGCGTGGAATTAAAGAATCAGGTTTGTCATTGCTGACCCAATCAGGTAATGAGTGTGGCTCTTGCATAAAAAACCAAGCTACCTCGTTGCTGAATCCAGCCTTTTTTGCTGCCTTGTAAATCTCATGTTTTGTAATCATGAAAACATCAAGCTTAGACAATGGCTCAGGTGACCTACGAACTACGCGCCTGTTAATCTTTTTGCGTTTGCGTGTGTTTGCCATGGCTTTATTTTACTTCCTAGTTATGACAATAAACAGTTCATCTAATCTTTTTTCAAGGCGTGTCACTTGGTCTTTTAAACTTGTTCCTGAATTCGGACGCAGCTCATTAAGCCAACCTTTAACTAGCCAGCGCATACCAGCTAGTACGCCAATCAATGTTGTGGTAACTCCAGCTGCAAAGCCAGCCCACTCAAGGGCTGACATTACTCTTTACTGCCTATGCCAAATGCTGTGTCGTCTGGATTTAAAGCTCTTAGTAAAGGTGCAACAAAAGCAATTAAAAATGCCTTCCAAATATCATCAAATGAACCTGAAGGATTTGTTACATACACGGTTGCTAAACAAACAAATGCGCTGCGTGCATATGAGTTGATTACGGCTAGTGTCTTGCTATTCATCTTTACCTCCTAGTAGTGGTATGTTAAAAAACTCTGAGTTTAAATCTTGGTTAGTGCGAAAACTGCAATGGATATGGTGGTCGTGCGGTGAAAACCCTCTGTATTTTCTCCACTTGTAATTAAATATTGGAGAAGCAATCATGCCCTTATGAATTACATAAGATATGCGTCCGTAATCCTTAGCGTAGAGTCTAAGCTGATTTGCCAAATAGACTGAATCCCCTTTGTTGTCAGAAAGGCGAGCGTCAATGTCAATTGCTCGAACGACGAATTTGGATTTAGCGTCGGGTATGTGGTCGCTTTTACCTGCTTGTTGATGGCGCAAATCAGCAATCCACCCATCACTCCCACGAAGGCGGCTCGGGTATGAATCATCTATTTGTTCCCTAAGCTGTGCAGCAGCTTTACTAAGCCAAGGTTTCATAATTGTGTTCTTTATTGTTGCACTCCCATACAGCAGATTGCGCATTTAATATTGCCTCGCCATGACATTTAGGCGGCATAAAAATATCCTCTAAAGGTAAATAAGAAAAACCCTTGCCAGCATAATTGCCCCTAATATTGTTGTTGTAACTGGTTCGTTTGCAAGTTTGACCTCTAAAATTGCCATACCAAGTTTCGGTATCTAATCCTTCAATAGTTTCAGTTTCATCAATACCAGTAATGACTTCAATGACAATATTGTTTTCATCTAAAAATGTGTAATGTGCCATTATGCCCAACTCACATTTCCAGTACCAGCTGTAATTGTGGTTACTTTGTATGAACCACTTGTTGCTGTACTTCCTGTTAATCCTGCACCAATTGTGATAGTTCCATCAGTTGTTAAATATCTTAAAATTACAACACCTGAACCGCCTGTTTTGCCGTTGTATTCAACAGCCTCACCACCGCCACCGCCACCGCCACCAGTGTTTGCGCTTCCTGCAACAGCAACAGTATTGTCGCCACCTTTACCACCACCACCTGCGCCACCTGCACCTGCGTTTGCGCCACTTCCTGAAAATCCACCGCCACCGCCACCCGCGTAAGTAACTGATGAACCAGTTATTGAAGTTGCAGTACCATCTCCACCTTTACCACCCGAACCGCCACCTGAACCGGCGGCAGTACCATCTTGACTAGCACCACCACCACCACCTGCTTGTCCTGCTTGTCCTGTTCCACCTGCTTTACCTTGATTGGCTGTTCCTGAAGCACCAGCAACAGAACCACTACTAGGGTGACCACCGCCACCGCCTGAACCGCCTGTTAAACCTGCTTGCAATCCTGTAACCCAGTTACCACCACCTGCGCCACCACCTGTGGAAGTGATTGTTGAAAATACAGAATCACTACCACTTGTTCCTCTACCGCCGTTACCAGTTCCACCTGTTCCACCCGCGCCAATTGTTACTGTGTAATTTGTACTCTTATTTAATGTCAATGCACTTTCAGGCGAACTACCGCCACCGCTTGCAGTAACAGTACAACGGAAGCCACCCGCACCGCCGCCTGCACCTCGGTTTGCACCACCGCCGCCGCCTGCTGCAATAACTAGATAATCAACGCTTAAAGTTGTCGGTGCTACATACATGTCACTCAAAGTAGCTGAAAGTATATTTCCAATCATTATGCAATTGCCCCGCAAATTGTCCAAGCATTTGTTGAAACTTTAATTGCAACACAGGATTTGTATTGTGCAATTGTTGGTGCGGCAGGAGTAGCACCCGCACTAGTGATTGTTGTTGTTCCTGAAGTTACGGCATTGACTGTTAACAATCCTGCGCCTGTATTCAAAATAGTAATAGCAGTTCCATTAGGAAATGCGTAAGTTGCGTCTGTTGGTATGGAAATTGTTTTAGTGCTTGCGTTAGTTGCTACAACTAAAACTTGATACTGGTCAGTTGAAGCAAGGGTGTATGTTGACCCGCTTTGACTATTCAAAGTAAAGGATACTAACCCGTTAAACATTGCAGCTGATAGAACATCACCTGTTGAAGCTGGAAAACCTGTTGCCATTGTATATCTCCTTTAGTAGCTAAGTATATCGTCCCCAAGGACGCCATATGTAAAATCGCCAATCAAAAATCCATCACAGGTCGGTTCTAAGGTAGTCAGGACTGTCTGCCATGAGTTTGGGGTTATGTCATGGGCAACACCCTGAACCTGTAAATTCTTGGTAATTGTTGAACCGTCAGGCTGAAGGTTGCTGATTAAAACATTGTCGTAATAATCAAAAGCAAGAATTGTGGCTGTTGGAACAGCAGGGTCTAATAAATCAAGTGTCATTTCGTCTATTCGGATTGTGGTACTGCTACGGGTCGCGACATAGATTTTGGCGATATTCATAGCATTTGCGTCTGTATCAATTACCAAATCAGGTACACTTATTGAGTGCGGGAAGTAGGTTGCAATGCTGTCTGAATCTAAAGCTGTTTGGCTAGTGCCACCTACTCGCGTCATTGTGGCTGTGTTAATAATCAATTTGTCATCAAAGGCAAACTTTAAATTTTTGTATGGGATACCTGTTGTTTGATTAAACTCAGTTGGCGTATCACCCGCGCTGGAAATGACTGTGTTTCTATTCTTAAAGATTGCGTTGCCTTCAGGGGTAATGTAGAAAGCCCCTTGCTCTGAGAACTCACAGTTTTGCAATGCGCCTAGAGAAGTCCTTAATGTTGCTGGGTCTGCAACTGTGAGGCTGTTGCCTGTTTCAACGCTACGCATACCGTTCGGGAAAGATACGGTGTCCAAAATTTTATTGATTCTAGTTCCAGTATCTTGTCCAGCGGCTTGTCCAGTCACAGTTACTACGGAAGCCAAGTTGAATAATCTAAAAGCGTCACTTGCACTAATGTCCACATAAGCCATGTTCTCAGCTTGGTCATAAGAGTAGGCATAAGCTGTGGTGTATCCACTAAACAGGTAATAAGTATTTGCACCAACAGTTGCAGAAATTCTAAGTTTTCTTAAAGGTTCTAATTTGCCAAAATAAGGCGAGCTAGTGTTCTGGGGATTGAAGCTTGATTCAGGGTCATAAATCCTCACAACACATGTGCCAGCCTCGTAAATATCGCGGGCAACATTTCGTCCACGCCTAATGCTTATGCGCCTTGTTGCGTCTGTTAGGTTAGCAATTAAAGCAGGTGCGGTTGCGTCTGACAAAACACCAACACCAAGAACACCGTTAACAGGGTCGCCTATTGTAAAAGGGTTTTGAAAGGTTGCGCCCGACGAAAAGTTTAAGGAAACATCAAGGGTTGCTGGAAGTGCCATTACTGGAAAGCACCAAGCAATCTACCTACTGCGCTTGGTGAACCTGATAGGTTTTGATTTAACAAACCATTTCTAATTTGGTCAACAAGGTCTGCGTCTGAAACAACATTGCCAGCATTGTTTATGGTTATGTTTAGTGTCGGTGTTTTAATTCCAACATCACCCATCACACTTGTTATAGATTGGTACTCACTTAAAGAAACTGGGGCATTGGCTAAAACACTTGCTGCATTTTGTGGAGTAACTTGAGCCTTAATTGTTCCTTGAGGCATAGGTGGTTTGAGTTGCAACATACGATACATTTCAATCATCTTGGCAAGTAAGTTATCAATCTCAGAACCCCAACCCTCAAAAGGATTTAAAGCTCTCGGAATCCTAGAAATTGCCAAGGCAAGGTTAGTTGTTTGCAATTGACTAATGGCTAACTGTTTGGCAAGTCTTTCCGCTTCAGAACCGTTTTCTTGAAGTATTGCCATTTGTAATTGTAGTCTTAACTTTTCATCATCTGTAATGTTTCTTTGAAGTGCTGCAATGATTTGAATTTTATCAATGTCAAACATTGAGGCAGCCTTTTTAAGCGCGGCTTCCTCAGCTGCTTTTTTCTTAGCCGCTAATGCCGCTGCGTCTGTAAGTTTCTTTTGCTTGGCTAAAAAGGCAAGATATTCTTTGTTTCTTTTGGCTTGGTCGTCGGCTGTCTTTTGAGCCATTTCCCAAGTCTTAGTGTTTGCTTTCCAAATTTCATTTTGGATTTTTAACTCAGTACCTTTAACATCAAGTATGTAAGCCCAACCATCAACAACACGCTTAAGCAAATCACTTATGAACGGAACATTGTTTGTAAGGGTGTTTATTAAAGTTCCTGTTTTAATCAGGATTGCGTCAACAATATAACCAAACTTCTCCATTGCGTCGGTCATGCCACCAACGCCTCTGTTACCTGTTGCCTCTTGGAAAGCCATAACCAAGCCTTGACCAACTATCTGCTTGGTGTCGTTCCATTGGTTGTTTAAAACTTCAACTTTGCCAGCGTATGTGTCAAGATAAGCAGCTGAAGCCCCGCTAAATTGTTTGTTTAATTCAGCTGAAATTGCAACCATGTCACCTGTTGCTAAATAGGCTTTATTAAGTCCAAGGTTAAGGTTACCCAAACTTTTAGTGTTGCCCATGTAACCTTTAGATAGTGCGTCAACAACTTGATTTAAACCGTTGGTACTACCTCTTGAAACTTCAATGGCTAGGTTTAAACTATCCATTGCTTGTTTAGCATTTCCAGTAGCTCTAAACAATTGAGTAAATGACGGAATCAAAGAGTCGTCTGCAATACCGCTTAACTTACTAAGGTTTTTTAATCCCGCCTCGGTATCGGGAAATGCCATTAGATTGCCAGTATTTTTTAAAGTGTTTTGTAAAGCGGCAGCGGCTCTTTCTGAATCTGTAAATTCCTTGACTGAGGCTCTACCAAACGCCACAATTTTGTTGACCGATAAAGCAACACCCAAGGCAAGTGCAAGATTTTTAGTAGTCTTGGTTAATTTGTTTAATGAGGACTCGGCAAGTTTCGCGCCTTTATCTTTGTACTCCGAAACAATATCTATGCCAATTGTCATGCGGCTAATCCAAATCTGTCATTTTTCGTGGTGGTTTCAAATAAGTGTTCGGCTTTTCTAATTGCTGCAAACACAGCGTCTTGGACTTTTCCTTGGTCGTCAACATAAGATTTGAATAGCAATCTACCTTTATCCATGCGGCTGTTTCCAATTTGTTTAAAGCCACCGTAAGTGCCTTGGATTCTTTGATTGAAATGCGCCCCAGCGTTAGGGTTATTGCTTTGAGATTGTGGGTCGCCGCCCCAGTTCTTGCGTCCAGCGGTTTCAATAATTGCACCAACAGCTGATTTGTTTAGCAATCGGTAAAGCCCAACAAATCCTGCTTTGTTTCTTTTGCCTTGAGCCACGCTGTAAGTCAAACCCTTTTTAATTATTAAAGGATTATATTTTGGAAATGCTCTTAAATTTGGTGCCATCATTGTTTTGGCTTTAGTGCGAGAAACAACAGGCTTGCCTAAATCTTGCCAGTTTTCCAAGCCTCTAACTGAGGGTTGTACTTTTGTTTTGGCGTCATCTGTAATTGTTTTTAAAGCAACGCGAATTTCTTTATTCATTTGCTCGTACAAGTCAGGCGCAAATTTTTTTAAAGCTTTGCGGGTTTCAATTAAACCTTTTACTTGTACGGGCATTTTTAACCTGTTTCGCTTCGTCATTAAGGACAGATAGCGTTGCTCTTAACAACGCCATGTCCATGTTAATAAACTCTGAGTGAGGAATTCCAGTCCTTATTGCTAAAGACGCCACTAAATAGTGGAAGGAATCCCTCGTTACCCATTTGGGGAATCAGCGTCCAGAATCTCCACTTTAGCAATGGTTTCTAGAAATGCGTCCCCAAATGGTTTAACTGTTTCGCCTGAACGCCTTAAACACTCCCAAGCAAGCCAATAAATATCTGATTGGCGTTCCTCGTCGCGGAAGCGTTTATGAAATCCAGTTTTCCAATATTGTTCAGCTGCATATTCAATCGCTGGTGAAATCTCATGTGTTGATTCCTCACCTGAAGCCTTGGTGATTTTTAATGCTAACAATTTTTACTCCTTAGAAAGTACCTGTGGTTGCAACGGCAACTGTGCCGCTAACAGACCATGTTACATCAATTGTTGCTAAATCAGCGACAGAACCGTTAATGTCGGTAATTCCATTGACTAAGCAGGTGGCGGTGTACAACTTGTTGGTTGCTGAAACAGCTGTGTTTTTATCCTGTAAAAATACACAGGTAACATTTGTTCCATAAGCAGCTTGAAGGGTTGCTAAAACATTTGAAGTTGCGGTGTCGTTGAAAAAGCTGATAGTCACTTGACTGTCCTCTAATCCGGCGATTCTCTTGACTCCAAGGTCACCCATTGCTGTGACATCAAGCTCTGCTAGGTTTCTATTGATTGTAACTGCACTTACATGGTCAGAAAGGTCAACGGAATTTACCTTGACTCCGACCTTATTATTCAAGAACACAGCCATGGTTATTCCTCATCTTTCTTGGTGGTTGGTTTTGGCTTTTCTGTTTTTGCTACTTGCCCGACTTTTTCAAGCCAAGCTTTATCCTCGGAAGGAACATCATAAATTTCACTCATTTTTAACTCCAACTTGTCATGATTGATACGGACATCTCGCTTGTAAGCATTTCACCTGCTACCCCTGACAAAATTGTGGGTGCAGATATTGTGCCAACACTTATGTTCATTGTGGTAATGGCTGCTAATTTATTAAACACGCCAACCGCTAAATCCTCAATGCCGGCAAGATTACCTTGGTTGTCAAACATTGGGACAATTAAAATTAACTTAAAATTTGCTTTAGGTGCAACAGTTGAATAGTTGTTATTGGTCGGTTCAATGTAGGGGTCGGACGGTTGCACAATAACTGAATTTGCAATAGGAGTGGCGGGCGGAAAAGAAAAGACCTGCCACTCCCCCGCGCTTATTAACGCGTTCGCAAGGGTTGTTCTGAGAGTTGTAACGGCAACTGTCATTATCCAACCAAGCTGTTAGGTGATAAATGATTTGCTATGAGTCCTCTGATTCTTGCTGTTAAAGTATTTCCCATGCGGTAAGGACTTGGTTGGAAATCAGGAGAAATTCCACCTGAATTGCTAGCTTGTCTTGCTTGCCAAATGTCAATTGCAATCATGAGGCTTGCTTCTCTAATTTCGGGAACACTACCGTATGCAACATAATCTGTTGCAGCAACTGTACCAAATGGACTTGTTGGGTGAATTGGTTCAACTGTTGAGTGTGAAGTAACAAAAGTTATTGAATATGCGTCTGAAGCAGTTATTGTTTTAGAACCATTGAAAGTCGCGCCGTTACCGCTTACCGTTACTACTTGCCCCACAAAGAAGTCATGAGGTGTATCAAAATATAAAGTGCCGTAACCAACAATATGAGAGTGTGCAGAATTAAATGCTTGGTTTTTCCATAGATAATCACTAACAATGTTTTGAGCAGATTGACAGACTTCCTCAACAACGCTGCTGGAATATAAACTTCCAATTCCAAGTGCGCTTCTTAACTCGGCTTCAGTAACCCAAGTAGCTGCCATGTGATTTCCTTTCTTTAAAAGTTAAGGGGCGAAGGCTTCCAACGCCCCTTAACGCTTTTGAGTTATTAGTTAACTCAGGACTTGTTCCAACGACGGATTCCGCCAGCAAGTTTAGTTGCAATTGCGTAATATCCGTAAACTGCCACCTGCAAGCGACCATTTGAAAGTGCTTCCACTCTCAAGGTTGTCTTAGGGGCTTCGTAGAATGTGATTGCTGAAGGATTGATTAAGAACATTGAATCGTCGCCTGTTCCTGAACCAATGTAAGGGTCAACATAGTAGTTAGTTCCTAATACTGAACCAACAACAGCTTGAGGTGAAGCAATACCTGAATTGTTAACAGGATTAGCAGCTGCGTACAGCGCACGCTTTGTTGAATCTTGCGCATTAAGTAGTACAGACCACCATGACGCATTTGAAACTAAGTTAGTTGCAAAACCACCTGTTGCAGCATAAGCAGCAGCAGCTTCAGTTGCAATAAATGATTGCAGTCCATCAGCGTCAGCAGTTGCAACAGCTGTTCCAGCAGTTCCAGTTGTTACGAATTGTGTAAACATTGCTTCGTCTGTTGCCTTAGCATAGCCTCGGTTCAACTCACGGATAAGTTCGTCATAAAAAATCGGCGAACTTCTATCAAGCAGCTCCCACGAAATCGTTTGCAATCCGGCTGCTTTTTTAACATCAACTGTAATATAACCTGAAGCCATCTCAGTTCCGCCAAGTGCTTCACCCTCTGTTGAGTTTGAATCAATTGTTGGTGCAGTTGTTAACTTAGGAATTGTAAATGACATGCCTGAAGTTGGAAGTGCGCCACGAGATACTGCGTCAATTGAAGGACGAACATCTAATGTGTTAGTGATGAACTCAGTTAAATGTGGTGCAAGTGTAAGACCTGTGTTTGTAGTTGTATCATCTGTTGCAAGAATTGTTTGACGAGCTGACTCATCACCCATAGCAGCTTTGATACTTGCCTCAAGATATTGTCCTGAAGTCATTGGTGCAACGCGTGGCTTTGTATAAACCGCCGCTGTTACTGTTGGGCGAGAAGCTTCAACCGCTGGGGTTTCTACTACCTCG